AGTTATCACCATAAACTATACCAAAACGGACATTTGGGATATGTGAAGTACGCCACATTTCGGGGGAGATTATAACAATTTCATAACAGAATCAGATCTATCGGCGTGTCGATTTGACAGGCCGGGCCCAAAAGTTATCCACAGGTTTATGCACATGATATACATCACACCAGGAATTGAGCGTGAGTTATCCACATGACCTAAGTCACATTTCTAAATGTCCGATTTATACACATTACTGGTGGGTAGATGTCAGACCCATCTGTTACACTTCTATATATAGAAGGTTGAAATAGAAGTAAGCCCCTAAATGAAAGGTGGTCACCATGACTACACTCACAACATACAAGGTATGTGAAATGCATACACCGAATAAAAATGCTAAGTCGTTTCACAACGACACATGCTACACATTTTGCGAAGTGTGTGAACAGAATATAGAAAGTTTCTATATTGAACACGACTCAGACCGACTAAGTGTTTGGTCAGAATGGAAGGTGTCTCTATGAACCTAAACCTTGCTAATGAAATCGCTAAAGATAAATTCTTTCAGCCACCTTCTAAATTCTACAATCACAAAATTGTAGAAATCGTTTCACTAAATGACGAGACAGAAATTGCTTCTGTTATTGTCGAGAAGTACGGAATCTCTCGCCGTGCTAATGCAACTAAAAATGGCAACACATTCGCAATCGAATTGCCATATTCCGAATTTCAATATGTAAGAGAATGGAGTAAATAAATGAGCGACCTCTACGCACTTAAATCAGTATGCGGTAGCACAATCGCATATGTAGATATGTACGACCATAACCTAAACCCTCATGGGTCTATCTGTTGCGACAATTGCGAAAGCATTTTGATATGTCGCAAGGCATGGGACTTCATGTATGAAGGACTAAACTAAATGCACATCTATATCTGCGACTCATGCGATACACTCGCAATTGCAACTATACAAGGTAACACAATTACCATTTCACCATGTCAATGCTGTTCAGAGGAGAATTAAATGAAAGTAACAATCACATCTATGTCAGGCAACACTAAGGATATCAACCTCATGACCAGACAAGAGGTCTACGATTTTATAGACCTTTATAAATCTACACTTTTAAAAAATCAACGAGTAAAAATTACATGCGATTTACTAGGGATAGATGGGTACCTACAGGGGGTCTCTTAGAGATCTCGTAGGTGTGCTCACTAATCCTATGTGATATTTTTTACTGTAACACGTATCATACATCTGAACAAAATATTCAGATTTTTGCAAAATGAAAAATTTTTCAGATTTTGGACATAAAGGTGCTATAATCTATATATGACAGAAAATATTGTAATAGGGCAAGAAATTAGATGCTGCGCTGCATGTACATGCGTAAGTGCACATCAATCAGCACCAGTAACAACACCAACTACTGAATAACTCTTTATTGGTATATCCGACATTTCGGACAAACCACAAGATCATGTTGGCATTTTGGCAGGGGACGATAAATCTCAAACTGATTCAGATAAAACCTAATTATATCTGGATGAACCTTAGCAACATCTGCTATCCATGAAACATTACGACCTAAATGGATATACTGGTTTATAAGCCAATCCTTATTTTGCCAGTCTCTCATTCTTCGTATTTATCTAATTTCCACATACGTATATCTGTTGCAGCAATTCTTATCTGGCGACTATGTTCTTCACTCTCTGCTTCAACAACCAGCGTCATTGCGAGGGGATAGTAACCATCTGCAAATAAATCTCTTCCAGCATTCTCTTTATATATCTCTGCACATATATCTTCATCTACGCTATAGTAGTATTTTGTCATTATCTCACCATTTCCCTATTGGACATTTAGCATGTTCCAGAGTTGTTTTTAATTTCATAAAACATCCACACTTCTTACACTGGTTTGTACGTTTTCTATAAAACTCACAACCTTTACAAATTTCGAGGCGGGATTCAGAGATTTCCTCTGGTGTCCTTGGTGATCCATTAATTAGATCCCATGGCTTAACATCATCTGGCATCTTTAAGCCAAATAAACGTAAGAACAACAAACAAACCAAATACAAATTGGCTATAAGAAAACATTCCCAATATACCGCTATCCATATAACCTATTATAGCCCATACGAAGGTTTGAAGCCACTTCTAGACATAGTTGGGAGTGTATCCCATAGATTGTCTATAGGAGGGTTTGGATAACCTCTATTTTCGGCTTGACTCGTATCCCGCCGAAATTAAAACTGTTTGTATAATCTTAAATAGTGATATAATAATCTTATTATGACCACAACCGATTGGGCACAATTCATTCTTACTTTGCTTTCAATTGGAGCAATTATTGTTGGTGCTATTCGTTGGTATATTAAGGTCCAGATAAAGCCAATTCACGAAGCGGTTTGCGATATTCGTGCCGAAACTAAAACTAACGGCGGAACCAGTATGCGTGATGAGATTAAATCTATTAAGGCAGAACAAGAAGAAGCCAAGCAACTTCGTAAAGCAACTAGTGATAAACTAGATCATATGTACGATGTGTTGTTAGATTATGTTGCTCGCTCTAAATAGAGTTTTTCTTTTTCCTTATATATAATATACTTAATATCTAAAAACCTTATTTACAGTATATTCTTTTCTTTATATATTTTAAGTATACACTACTCAATACTCTGGCTAATTGTACATAACATTACAAAACGGACATTTAGTATTATAACAATTAGGTAACGATTTAGTAAATACCTGGTTTTATACGTAAATCATTAATTATACAAATAATAAGATATAATCAAAGAGTTAGTCCCTAGGTTGCTACCCCACCCCACCCACTGCTCCTAGGGGCTAACCTTATTAAATATGGTATAATCATTGATATGTGCTCTCCTACAATCGAAAAATTTGGGGCTACCCCAGCAAATATACAGTGGACTGTGGTTCGTGGAGACTCTGCCTCATTTACGGTATCCCTTCTTGAGAATGACGAAGTTACAGAGTTTGATACTGATGGCTGGACATTCTCTGCAACAGCATATGACCCAGTTTTTAACTTTTTAGATGATCTCCCAGTAACCGTTGACGGAAGTGTAATAACCATTACTGCCCCATCCGAGACAACAGCACTCTGGGGTGCTCAATTTAAGTCTGTGGTTGCTGAATTATCATTTGATTTACAAGCAATTGTCCCAGATGGATCTTCTACAATTACTTGGACTCCAGTCATAGGAACTATATGTGTTCTTGGAGATGTTACCCCTGGAGGCAGTTTGTGATAATTAAAATTAATGACAAAAACACTAAACTCCCACCAATTATTAAAATAAATGGGACCATTTTTAAAGTAAAGAAGTAGTTCTATGGCTATATCAAAAAGCATGGACTCTCCAGTTAAAAAATCTAATTATGCTGAGCAGGTAAGTCAGTCTCAAGTTCAAGATAACACCTTATCTTTTCTTCCAGTGCCAGGACCTCAAGGACCTCAAGGACCTCAAGGAGAAAGAGGATCTCAAGGACCTCAAGGGCCAAAGGGTGAGCAAGGAGAAAAAGGTGATTCAGGCAAAGATGGAAAAAATGGTAAAAATGGTTTAGATGGCAAGAGTGTTTTATCTCCTTCAGGACAGCAAATTGGCTGGGGATATTATCAAAACAAAGTATTAAAACAAAAAAGAACAGGGATAGACCAAGGAGAAGACGGCTGGGTAAGTTTAATAATCTCTGTATCTGGACCAAAGACCAACGAGAGATATTTGCCAAAAGGACATGTTTCACTTTGGAATGACAACACTAAAAGATTAAATTTTAAAACCCTTGAAATAGGATCTATTGTAACAATTCGTTATAACATCTCTTTGACTACATACACAAACAATACTGAGGTTTGGATGAGAACCTTGATGTCAGATGAAGACGAGTGTCCCACTCAGTATGTAGGAAATTTAAAATATCAATATGACTATGATTTTTCTGTAAACCAGCAACTTTTTGTAAATGACTCAGAGTCTCAAAATTTTGGTGGGGTACCACAGATAAGAACAGACAATCCCTGCGAAGCAATCATTAAGTCTATCTACATATCTGTTTCGTGATATAATAAAGCAGGAGGATTTCTATGGCTTTTCCAAGCACCTATAATTTTACTTACTATCGTGGTGATACATGTCAGTTTGTTGCCCGTCCCAAAAACTCAAACGACAACTCTTCTTTTGATTTAAGTGGATACGATGGACTTTTTACAATAGCAAACCAAAGAGGTTCTCTTGCAACTCAGTATGAGGCAGATGCCGTAGTAAACTCAACAACCGATATTGTTACCTGTACAATTAGCCCCTCTGTAGGAAGATCTCTTGCTCCAGGCTCATATGTGTATGACGTTCAAATTGACAACGGCATTCAAGTTTATACACTTTTAACTGGATCTATAACAGTTGTTGACGATGTTACTGGTGCAGTGTAGTGACAGATGTTTTCTTAAATACCGAAGATATTACAGTTTTAGGTCCACCAGAGGTCGTAGAACTCCTTGTTGACATTGGTCCAAAAGGAGATAGAGGAAGCCAGATATATGTTGGATCGGGAGATCCAAACTCGTTAATGTCTGGAACGACTCTTTTTGGAAAGCAGATATTGTTAAATGATCTTTATATAAATACATCACCTGGATCAGATTACGGATACATGTATCAGTATGTTTCACAGCCTGGATCAAATTTGTGGATTCAGATTCTAGAAATTAATCCTACAATATACTCTAAGTCTTTTCTTACAACCTATACTGACGGAACAGCATCTATAACAATACCTATCTCAAATATAGTTAGCGTATCTGGAACCCCGCTGACTGCTCAAAACTTTAGTGTTCAATACAGCATTGCACACACAAACCCAGTTGCTACGTCTATGCAAATACCCTCATTAATTGGCTCTGGAACACAGTTAGTAATTAATTTTTCTGGAATTGAGTATGTCGACAATGCTTGGGAAAATATAAACAGTTCCGTAACTACTCATATTTTTATAACAATAGTCGGCACAGCATAACACTCTTACTATAGTTAAATATGGTATAATTCTAAAGAGGTGAAAACATGGCAGCAGAAGATATAGGCGAGTTAGTCCCAACAAAGATACCAGGGTATGCGGACTCTGCAGACATTCAGGCTGCCCTTAGACTTTATCATTATGGATCATACACTTTTGATATTAATGAAGACGATCCAGCACAACTTATTAACCCGTCAATTGCTTATACAATTAATGACATTCAAGAACAAATTGATAATGTTGATCTTTCTGCAGCAATACAAAAGGCAGACCTAAATGCTAAAGGTGATATAATTTCTGCCTCTGCAGATAACACTTTGTCAATCTTGTCTGTAGGAACAAATGGACAAGTTTTATCAGCAAACTCTTCAACAGCAAATGGACTTGAATGGTCAACACCAGCCGTTACGCTTTCAAATACAGCAACATTGACAAACAAAACATTAACATCTCCAGTAATAAATGTTTCATTTAACCAACAGACTGGAACATCTTATAGTTTGGCTTTATCTGATAATGGTAAGGTTGTTGAGGTTTTAAATTCTTCACCAATTACAGTTTCAGTTCCTACAAACTCAACTGCATTTCCAGTTGGAGCACAAATAACAGTTATTCAGACTGGCACTGGACAAATCACTTTTGCAGCAACTACACCAGGAACAACTACTGTAAATGCAACACCAGGATTAAAGTTAAGAGCACAATGGTCATCTGCAGTATTAATTAAGCGTGATACTGAGCAGTGGGTAGTTCTTGGAGACTTAGTTGCCTAATGTCAAAAATTGGACCAATATCGTCTTCTGACGGACGTAAACCAGGAACACCAATAATTGGAACTGCTAATGCAGGTGCAAATGAAGCAAGCATTACTTTTACATCACCAGCATATACTGGTAAACCAAATACCTCTTTAACATATACTGCAGTTTCTTCTCCATCAAATATACAGGCAACAGGATCTTCATCACCAATTGTTGTAACTGGACTAAATGCTGGCACTTCATACACTTTTACTGTTAAACTAAATAATACAGTTATTGACTCAGATTTTTCTTCATCTTCAAACTCAGTTACACCTACTGCGCCAGGACCATTCTTTCCACCTTCATTTGGACCATTCTTTCCTCCATTTTTTCCATTCTTTCCATTCTTCCCCCCATTCTTTCCATTTTTCCCATTCTTCCCTCCATTCTTCCCATTCTTCCCATACTTTGCATTTGAAGCAACTAGACGTTAATTTTTTAGTTTTTTCAAAATACTTAACATATTGTGATATAATTCAATTATGCAAAACATCGGTATAACAGACTCCCAAGATGGCCGTAAGCCAGACGCACCAATTATCGGATCAGCAACAGGTGGAAATGCAACAGCATCAGTCACCTTTACTGCCCCATCTTTCACTGGTAAGGGAACAGGAACATTAACTTATACCGCTACATCTAACCCAGGCAACATTACAGGAAGTGGATCATCATCACCTATAACAGTTAATGGATTAAACAATGGAACAGCGTATACATTCACAGTAAACCTAAGTAACGGAACGCTTACATCAAATGAATCTTCTGCATCTAATGCTGTTACTCCAGTTGCTCCACCGTTCTTCCCACCGTTCTTCCCAGCATTCGGTCCATTCTTCCCACCGTTCTTCCCACCATTCTTCCCGTTCTTCCCACCATTCTTCCCGTTCTTCCCACCGTTCTTCCCGTTCTTCCCGTTCTTCCCACCTTCATTCCCGTTCTTCCCACCATCATTTGGTCCGTTCTTCCCATTCTTTCCATACTTTGCTTTTGGAGCAACGAGAAGATAATAGTTTTAATATAAGGGGTGGGTATATTGAATCACATTAACGTAGTTAAAAACTTTCTTGAGCCTGAAGATATTAATAAGTTAATATCTTTTATGGATAACAACATAGAAAATTTTTTGGTATATCAAAATAATACAAGGTATGTCTGGAGATTTGGACATGATAACTTCTGGGAAGACTGTAAAAAAGATTTAACTCCAATTTCTGAAATTAAAGATATTCTTGAAAAAAAGGTTTTTAAGAATATGTTAGAAAAAATAAAAGAATTTTATAACGAAGACAGAGTTATTTCTAGTTTTTGGATATCAAAGCATGAGCCAGGATCTACGGTTCCTATACATGAAGATACGGATGCTGGTTCCAATTCTCATTTTTCTCATAGTGCAGTCTTATATTTAACATCTCTTGAAAATGATGGTACTCTTTATTTCCCGTTTGTTAATTTTAGTTACACCCCCGTTGCTGGAGAACTATTGCTTTTCCCATCAAAACCTATAGACTTTGATCATCAATTTATGCATGAAGTCAAAGAAATAAAAAATACAAGATATAGTATTGCTATTTGGGCATCTACAGAAGAATATTCTTTATATGAATAAATCAAAATTTGCTCAAAGTTCGTAATGTGATATAATTAAAAAAAGGGGAAACTATGAATTCTTTAGAAGCAAAAGGTATTACCTTTAAAGATCTTGGTAGTGGTATTGTTGTATATAGCAACGTATTACCAAGAGATTTAAATATTCCAGAAAGACTAGAAAATGTTCTTGAAGGAAAAGAAAATATGATTAATGGAAATGCGGTTAGATACGCATGGCAGCCAGCCTATGTTGGTTATCAAGAACTTATGCCAGACTATAGAGACTGCGTAGACTTTAAGTATAAGAAAAGTGATCTATATGACGATGGAACAGAAGAATATAGAAAACTTGCTGAGATCTGGGATGACTGCTACACAAAGCAAAAGGAAGTAGTCGACCACTACTGTGCAAAATATAATATTCACAACTTAAGATATTGGGAAGCATTTAACTTTATTAAATATGAAAAGGGAGATCACTTCCAATATCATCATGATCATGGATTCTCTTATAACTGCACAGTCTCTCTAGTTGCATATTTAAATGATGACTATGCAGGTGGTGGATTACACTTCCAACATCAAGATATTCTTTATACACCAGTTGCAGGAGATGTTGTTATTTTCCCATCAACCTACATGTATTCACATAGAGCAATGCCAGTAAATGATGGAACAAAGTATTCACTTGTTACTATGCTTGACTATAGTGATAAGTATCATAAGCCAGAATTTTATCAAGAAACTGGGTCATGAACAACTTAATCAAATTTGTCTCTAATAAGGCTGGTTTAACAGATGAATCTGCATCTGTTCCATCTCCTATAATTAAAACTATTCCAGAGTGGTATAGGAAAGCAGACAGATTTGCTAAAAAGTTAGATGGCACATTTTGGAAAGGTCCAGACAATGGAAAAGTTCCTACTTGGAAAGCATGTCCAGCAATTTTTGATATTATGGGTACAGGATATACACTAAAGACTCCATGCGATATAGAGTTTATAGAAAAAGATTCTAAAACTCTTACAGTTACAATCTCTGATGCACGAT